GTCCAGTCAACGTTGTCTGATATGACCCTGTGGAGCGTGGCTCTGATTGAAAAGCAGATGGTTGGTACGGGGTTAGATGTCACGATGATGACACACGATTCAGTTGCTGGTTATGTACCAGAGGACGGGGCGAGCGAGTTGGTTGGCGTGGCGGTGCGGATTATGGAAAATCTCCCGTTTGAAGAGGTATGTGACTGGAGGCCAAAGGTTCGCTTTGAGGTTGATGCAGAGATTGGGCCAAACTTAGCAGATATGGTCGAACTGGCTAAGTAGAGTAGTTGACGTTATACTTTAGAAGACCTAGTGGAGGGTCGATACAGTATGGCAGACGGCGATAAAAGTAATGGTTCTACAAAGGTGCAGGTGCACTTGGTAGGAAAGGCCGCAACTAACCCGTTTTCCTCTGTTATTGTGTCCAACGCATGGGAGGTGGAGGACGAGTGGCAGCAGTTTTATGAGCATGGGTCAGCTAAAGCTATACGCCCCCCGCTCCCGTTGCGAGATTTGGAGTTATGGGTGCAGAAGAACAACTCACTCGCTGCCTGCATAGACGCAATGGAAGCAAACATTGACGGCACTGGGTACTCGATAGACGGGGCACTAACTGACGAGGAGCCAAACGAGGAAGAGGTAAAAAGGGTAGAGGAGTTTTTCCATGAGCCGTTTCCCGGCATGTCGTTTACTACGATACGCAGAAAGGTAAGGAGAGACTTAGAGATAACTGGGAATGGGTATTTGGAGGTCATGCGTACGCCACAGGATGAGTTGGCGTTTGTACGGCATGTGTCTGCATCTACTATACGGTTAGTAAAACTAGACGAGGCAGTTCCAGTTGAGAAGGTAGTGGTAAGGGGTGGGCGAGAAGTTGCGTATACCGTTATGACACGGGAGCGACGGTTTGCACAGGTTATCGGTAACCGGGTGGTCTATTTTAAGGACTTCAAGTCAAGCCGAGATTTGGACAAGGAGGACGGGTCATGGTTGCCCAGCGGGCAGCGGTTACCGTCAGAACAGAGGGCGACAGAGCTGATTCATCTGGTAATGAAGGATGATGCGGAAACTCCCTACGGTGTGCCAAGATGGGTGAACCAAATACCGTCTGTTGTTGGCAGTAGGAAGGCAGAGGAGCATAACCTTGAGTATTTCGATAGTGGAGGAATACCACCGGTACTAATGATGGTTCAGGGTGGCCAGTTAGCTCCGCAGGCAGTTGAGGCGCTGGAGAAAATGTTTTCTGGTAAGACCAAAGACTCACACAGGGCGGCGATACTAGAGGCGCACAGCACCTCTGGTTCGATTGATGCTGTGAACAATGTCAGGGTTACAGTTGAACGGTTCGGGTCGGAGAGGTTAGCAGATAGTATGTTTGAGAACTATGACAAGAGGTGTGAGGAGCGCATCCGGTCGTCGTTTAGATTACCGCCACTGTTTGTTGGGAAGGCCCAAGATTATAGCTTTGCGACGGCGTTTGCTTCGTATACCGTAGCCGAAGCACAGGTGTTCCAGCCAGAAAGGCAGGAGTTTGATGAAGTAATCAATGTGAAATTGTTGCCGGAGTTGGGAGTTTCCGGCTTAAAGTTTCGTTCACTGCCACTGAGTGTTAAGGATTCGACGTTACAGCTACAGGCTTTGGAGTTAGCGGGTACTAGTGGGGCTATCGACAAGGAGGAGTTCATTGAAACGTTGAACGAGGTAGTTAATTTGGCGTTAAAGCCAATAGTGGATGAGGTAGAGGAGAGGCCAGAGATGGGTGAGGAGTCCGAGGAGAGGGTAGTTGAGCAGGGTGGGATTGCAGCCACTGGAGTACCAAGTGGGGCTGTGAAAATGCAGGCATCTGACGGGTTGGTTGCCCTAGCTTACGATGTGGCACGTGCAATGAAGCAGGGTGTATCCGGGTCTGGTGGGGCAGTGGAATTAAAGCGACTAATGAAATTAGTTGCATCACTGAGTCGGGCAGATACGAGGGTGTTTAACAGCTTGTTGTCAGCGCATAACCTTGTAAACACTGCTTACGACCCATCTGGACTTGATGAGCTGACAGGTTGTGCCTTCTCGGCTATGACCTCGCAACTGAATTAGGCACCAGTCTGGTATGCCACGGCTAGAGGCATATCTGGCGCTAGAGGATACAGTTGCAAGTGTCCTTAATCGCCAGTACCAGAAACCAGCTCGTAAATTAGCACGTCTTGTTTTACGCCTAGTTAAGCGTGGTGAGTATGACGCCGCCCGCTCCGCTATACAAGAATTCGACGTTAGCAGTGATATCGAAAAGGCTCGCGGACACGCTGAGCTTATTGGACTGAAGGCCGTTATTCTAGGTGCTTCCAGTTTTGTCCCCGTAAGTAAAACCTTTGTGGCCGATAGCGCAGTACCAGACGTGGTGGCGACTGGTACTGACGTAATGATGAAGACGATTGCGGTTCTTGGTGTTCAGCGTACCCAGAGGGCGCTTAATGCTGTGGTGTCTGCGTATATCACCGTATTAGAAGAGGAGAGGGCCGAGGTTAAGAAGGCAATGGCTTCCTCGGATGTGATTGGGGACGCTATTAACAGGGTGTTACTGGATGGTGGGGCCGGGTTGGTTAATGCGGGGGCTAACCTGACGACGAGTAGGCTCCGTAGTTACGGGATGCTGAGACAGGCCGCAGATACACAGATTTCCATGTACCAGATAAACGAGGTTCTAGACCGTAGAACATGTCCGGTGTGTATGAATATCCACGGGGCAACGATGGAGGTAAAGAAGTCGCTGGGCTTGGTAAGTGACATGCTGCATACGACCGACCCCAATGAATTGAAGTCCTTGGCCCCGTTCCCAAGTCAGAAGAAGGATAATGTATCTAGAATGGCCGGGATGGGCGATGCCGAGTTACAGGCGGCGGGCTTTATGGTGCCACCCTTCCACCCGATGTGTAGGGGGCTGGTGGTTCCGGCAGGCAGCGTTGTGCAGCGCGAGGTGTTAGCACAGGTGATGATGCCACCACCGCCGAGGAAGACGACTATTAAACCCGGTAACTTGAACGTTGAGGAGTACATAAGGAATAACGATGCTAACTTTAATGTACCACGTACCGTTACCAGTGGTGATTTTGGTGATGTCACAGAAACCGTCTTTGATGAGAAATATTCCTTTAAAGGGAAGGGGGATGGTTTCTTCGGTTCGGTTGTCAAGGAAAATGGGTTTGATGGTACACCTACAGTACTAGACGATGCCGCAATACGAAGTTTATACGACGAGGGCAGGCTTGATAAGGCAGCGTACCGTGGCATAGATGCCGACCCCAAGAGAAACCCTCTTTTAGCAAACTTTGGTGGTGTAAACCTTGAGGGGGTTGATTTTGATAAGATTGACGACGTACTAGAGGACTACGAGGCATGGCTATTTGAGCGTAGCAACGCCTTTAAGACCGGCGACTACTATCCGGGAGAAGGTGCCTATGGGTCTGGTACGTACTCGGCCGAGGCGGTTACTGACCTGCAAGCCGATGGTAGGGCTTGGGTGCTGGGTGAGAGGGATAACTCCGGTCTTAGAGAGATGATGTTTCAAGACGCCCCGATGACTAACCTTGATGAGGGCTTAGACACAGCTATTCATTATGCCCACGATGATTTTGGTGGGGTCATAATGCGCGTTGGGGCGGACACCGACAACGAGATGTCATCAGTTATACTTTCGACTATGGACGAGGCGGCTTCTGATAAGCACCTTGCTTACATACAAAACCTAAGAGAGCAGATACCACCTAATCTGCTGGATGCCGCTGGAGAGCTAATTGATACCGATGAAGCAAAGAAATGGGCCGCTCTACTTGATGAGCTGACCAATAACCATAACGCCGGGTTTGCCTCTGGTGGAATAGATATGGTTCAGATACCGGAATACCGTTTCAACGTCTTTCTGAATCGGTCGAAGATGATTGTAGGTGAGGAGGTGTACATAAAGCCCGGTCTTCATAGGGCGATGATAGAGCCGTCTTTAGCTAAGCACGGCATTGAGGGTGCGAACGAATTTTCGGAGGCCACCAGAGATTTAATACTGGATAGGTTAGAGCATAAACTTCAGGTGGAGTTTGGAAAGGGGTTAGAGGAGTTACTTACAGAGAGAGGGGCGTATGCACTTGAGAACAGGGTGAGTGGTATTTGGACTCACGAAAGCTTGGTACTGAGAACGACGCCAGAACTTGGGGTTAAAAAGGCAAAGATTGTCAGGGGTACACTCACAACCAATGTGGAGGAGTTGGGGGGGCAGTTACAGAATCGCCTTCCATCACCAACTGATAACCTCAATATTGGTGCCAAGATAGAAGACCTAATGTACGACTCGGTTGACGAGTTCCTCGATGACATGATGCACGGGAGGTCACCAACAGCATGGAATGTAGAATTGGAGGACGTGGTTGAGGAGGCGCTAAACCCGGTTGCTACGAGGAAAGGTAGGCTGAACGTGGCCCAGTTTATTGAGAATAATGAGGCTTCGTGGGTGGATGCACCACCGTCTGGAGGAGTGTACAGGCACAAAGACACTAGGACCGCAGCAGGCTGGAGGTCTGGTGACGCCTTCTTTGAAGCCGTTGTTAAGGAAAATGGATTTGATGGAAAGCCTTCAGTACTGCCTGAAGATTTTTTCAGGGATAAGTACAGGTCGGAGGGGGTTAGCAAAATGTCGTTACGTGGCATGAATGCTGACCCATACAAGAACCCCCTTTTCGAGAAGTTCGGTGAGGCCAATCTGCCCCGTCTAAATTTCGAGGACTTCGATGGGGTGATGAAGGACTACGAGGAGTGGCTATTCGAGAATTCTAATCAGTTCAAGAACGGGGCGGTGTATGGAGGGGAGGGGATATATGGGTCTGGTACGTATACCGCTGAGACATTAGATTCAGCGAAGAGCACGGCTGAAAATGTCGCGTATGCTAGGAACAGGCTGCCAGAGTTTGATGAGTATTGGCGATACTCAGATGGGGCGGTAATCGAATCAAGGGACGCTAGCATTAAAGCAAGGGATATAACTGAGGCTCTTGAGGAGTCTGCGTTTCAAGATGCCCCCGCAAACGTAATCAATAAGGGTCACAAAACAAGTAGTGAGTATAGCATCCACGAGTTTGGTGGAGTGCAAATTCGAGTTGGGGTCGATGAGGCCATCCCAGATGTTTATACGGAGCTACAGGACTGGCGAGGCATAGTAACGGGGAATGAAGTACCACACCTAGCTGAATGGGAAGAGATAGTAGCGGATATGAAGAAGCAGATACCACCCGACTTGTTAGATGACTCCGGTAACTTACTGGTTGAAGCGTCTGAAGAAGCAAGAAAATGGAATGCCGCTATTGGTGGTCTAAAAAGTAACCACAATGCTATGTGGGCGGCTGGTGGAGTTGATTCACAGTACGTTACTGATGCGGGTTACAACGTATTTCTGAATCGGTCGAAGATGGTTGTAAGCGAGGAAGTGTATATCGGGAGTGGGTTTCATCGGAGTATGATTCCGGCGGTGTTAAAGAAGCATGGTCTTAGTGACAAGTTTGATGATGTGTACGGTAATGTTGTCAACAAGGTTAGGAGCAAGGTAGGGCAGTTGCCGGGACTTGAGAAGGCGATACAAGACGTAGGCATCGGAGTTGCTGGGAGGTTAGAAGATACGATAGCCGATAAGGTGAGTGAGGTACTGTCTGATACGACTGCGAAGTTGAGAACTACCCCCGAGAAAGGGTTACGTGGGGCGAAGACGGTCAGAGGGGGCTTTGAGAGTATTGCTAATGAGTTAGCACTGGAGCTACAAAAACTCGATGATTTTGCAGCTTTGGCAGACGAGGAGCTGTACAAACTAGCAGTTAGCATAGAAGACGCGGTGTATGATTCAGCGGATGAGTTCCTTGATGATGTAATTCATGGGCGTAACCCAGAAGCATGGGCTAGAGAGTTAGAGGCGGTGACCGAGGAGGTTGTTAAAGAACCACCGCCAATAGTTCATGTAGCTGACAAAGGCCCACTTGAATGGGCACCGGGGCCAGCCGGGTTAGGGCCAACACAGACTAAGTTTTCTAATTCTTTCTACGACGAGGGCGTGAAGGATATGTTGGAGGGGTGGACTAAGAACAAGAAAGAACTCACCGCGTCTATTGGAGACGACCTAGCTGAGCAGGCCGGGAGAATGAATTTACCGGGTAAGGAAGGAAGACTTGCGAAGTTACGATTTGAGGCGCTTGCGGATGAGCATAGGGCAATTAAGGAGTACGCAGACGAGGGGTTCACTAGCGTCAACGATGCATTAAGAACCAACTTCAGTAAATTAACAGATACCGCTGACGACGTAATGGAGGAGGTGCGTACATTAGACCGTGTATTGGAGAAGCATGGTATTACGGTGCCGAAGGGAGAGACATTGGAGGTGTACCGTGGTGCTACCAACGTGACTGACGCAATTAGAACTCCGTACCTAGAGGTAGGTGACACCTTTGTTGATAAAGCATTCGTTAGCACTACGTTTGACCGGTCTGTAGCAGAGGGGTTCGCAACTTCCGATGGTATGAACACCGTGATTCGTGTTGTTATTCCAGAGGGGAAGAAAGTTGGCTGGATAGGGAACGGGGATGTGATTAGTTGGGCGGAGTCCGAACTGCTCCTAGACAGGAACAGCGTGTTCCGGGTAGTAGACATTGAGAGAGCAGTGCCGTTTGTACCAAAAAACTGGCTGGACGACCCACTAGTAAGTGCGTACAAAAAGATGGACGTTATTACGGTTGTAATGGAGTAATACCTCTTGACAAACGCAACCAATGTGTTAAAGTATAAGTAAGGTAATACGGGTATTGGTGGTATAGGGCATGGTTATTAGAGCTGAAGAAAAGTTTAATCCAAGTGGAGCAATGGATGTGTCTCAGTGTTCCGTGTGTAAGCACGACACCAGAAATGGTAAGTGTTTTGCATTTCCAGCTGGTATCCCGCTTGTGATACGAAGAAATGAGCGGGACCACAGGACTGTGTACGGTGGTGATGGCGGTATACAGTGGGAGCCAAGAGATGGGGCGGCAAGTAAGCACCCGTTGGGAGGTAAGTAAAATGAGTATACAGTCAAAAGAACTATCGTACCGATTAAGGGTGATAGTGTACCATCCATTGTTTTTGGAGCTTAGTTTCTCGGAGCAAAATGAGTGTGTCCATGAGCTTGGCAGTGCACGAAAGGTGTCTGATTTGTCGAAGCGTTGGCGAAACCTATTACGAGCGGTTGAACGGTCCCCGGTCCCCGGTGGCCCGGCTCGACTGGAATAATCTTGTGCAGTTTCACCGTGGTGGCAAGTAAGCCTCCGTTGGGAGACAAGTAAAAATGAAAGCCCAGTCAAAAGAATTATCCTACCGGTTAAGGAAAGCCGTGTACCATCCTTTGTTTCACGAGCTTAGTATCCCCGACCGGTATGACTTGATGTGGGCACTTGGCGGCGCACGTAAGATGTCTGATTTGCCTAGTCGTTGGAGAAAGTTTGTACGGGCGGTTGAACGGTCACCTGTTCCAGAAGACTAATCTTGTGCAGTTTCACGATGTGTTGTAGCCTAGTCCATAGTGGCTAGTTGCTGTGGGCGTGGTTTGTGGGCGGATAGTGGAGAATCCATTATAAAGCCCCCGTGGAGCATTAGAGTACAGAGTTCCAGATATCTGTGGGGGAAACCTCGAACACTCTAGCACGAGATAGGTAATGACAGAGCGGGTCGACAGGCAGCTTACTAGTATCAAGAAAGTAGACGAGGAACTCCAAATTGTGTGGGGGGAAGTCTATGTACCAGAATTGCCCGATTCACAGGGCGATTTTATGACCACCCTTGAAGTCCGAAAAATGGCCTACTCATTTATGTACGCTGGTCGGCTTGGTAAGGTAGACATGAACCACGACAATACGATAAATGGCTCCATGATAGTGGAGAGTTTCATTGCTAGAAGTGATGACGCTGTGTTTATACCGGGGTCGTGGGTGGTAGGAATGCATATACCAGATAAGGAGATTTGGGGTATGATAAAGTCTGGGGAAATAAATGGGTTTTCAATGCAGGCCCGAGCCATGAAAAAGGAACCCACGACTTTGAAGGTACTGATACCAGAGATTGTGACTGGTACGACCGATGAGGCAGACGGGCATACCCACAGGTTTAGGGTGGAGTTTAACGACGAGGGGCGGCTTATTGAGGGGTTAGCACTAGAGGCTGATGGGCACGTTCACAGCATAATTGCTCCGACACTAACCGAAGAGGCAGATGGGCATGCACACAGGTTTTCGATTCTTGAAAAAATGACGCCTAATTCTCCTGTGTAATAGTTGGCGTACTTCAAGAAAGTATGTATCATGGGTAACTAGGAACGATGCCGATTGTAGAAGTGACAGCAAGCGAGTTACTTGACGCTGATGTAGAGTACGTATCTCTAGTCAAGCGCGGGGCAAATCGTGTGCCGTTTCGTATACTGAAGGCCGAGGAGCAAAAAGGTATGGCAATTAATTTAGGGCAGCTGTTCAAGACGCGTAACCCAGAGTCGGAGATTAGGGCGATAGCGGTAAGCAAAAACATCGACCTTGAGTACGCTAAAGGGCGTATTGAAAAGGCCGGTTTTACGGTTGCTGATGTCGAAGAGACAGAGGACGCTCACATATTTAAGCAGTCGGAGAATACCGGCACTGACGTGGTGATAAAGGTAGATGACGACATAGCCGTCATTGCAATTAATGTCTCTAAGGAGATGGAGACATTTCCGTCAAGCATTGATTTCAAAGAGAACATGGGGGCTTCGGGATTTTTCCCCGGAGTGAAGATGGCAACAGATGTTCTTGTTGAAACAATGTGGAATGTAATGATGACAGCCGAGTCGCAGGAAGCAGCGGCGGATAGTTTAGGTACAGTGCTTACGTCTTTTAGGAAGTACATTGTATCGCTTGCCGGTTCGATACCGTCAGGTGCGTTTAAGCTTGAAGTAGCTGGCATTGAACTCGCTGAGAAATCAGACGAGGTGACCGATGAGCAAGATGTAGCTGGGGAGGCCCAGTCAGAGGAGGAAGGCATGAGCGAGGAAGAAACTGTCGAGAAGTCCGAAGTAAGTGAAGGTGACAATACCCTTGAGGTTGAGTCAGCTGGTACCTACGAAGAGGATGTTAAAAAGACCGTTGATGACACTGCTAGTGCGGACTCCAACCAGCCCGATGAATCTGAAATCACGACTGAGGTAGAAAAAGCCGAAGACGAGGTTCCTGACGGAAAGGCC